ATAAAAAAGCATTATTATTCCCACCACTAAAAAAATGAGCTGAAAATCTTTTTGAAAGCGATGACTCTAACACCACGGTGTCATCTAAATAACTACCCCTTAATGGATTACAAGGTCTTCCATCTGGACTTACAAAACCCTCTATTGGGCCTTCTGATATTAAATCTATACTTTCTAAGGCGGCAAAAGAAGCCAAATTATCATTCGAATATGGTGGTGTTAATCTAGTGAATGTATCACCTAGTGTATCAGCATTAGCTTGTATAACATTTGCTCTTGCTCTCGCTGCTGCCCTCTGTTCGTCTTTACTAGGACCATGACCAAAAGCAATCTTCTTTGACCTTTTTAATTTTGACTGTACGTAATCTTTCATCAATAACCTATAAAAGAATTTTTAATAGATGATCCAAAGCATTCTTGAATTTTTAAAAAAGTATTCGCTTTTGTATTTTCATATTGCCTGTTTTGTATTGCGTCTGTTGATAAATCATAAGTAGTTATCGACGTTCCCACTAAATAAGTTCCAACTTTTAATCTTCCGTAAACGATGGGGATTGTTCTACCTTGGGCAGCTATATTTTGGGGATTAGAAAACATAAATGAAGCATTGCTAACAGAGGATTCAATGTCTCTAGATCTTGGTTCATTTTCGGGTATATCTGTCATTAGATAAATAATTCCAGCAATGATTAAACCAACACCTAAAGTAATAAAGAAAACTCCAGCTACGAAACTAGTGGCCAGCAAACCTATTCCATACTGAACGGCAACAAATCCTAGAACAATAAGAAAAGGACCTTTGCCAATTATACAGGGAGCCATTTCAACAATTTTCATTTCTTGTTTTTGATGTAACTCTAAAGCATTTTTATTTTCACCAGAAACCAAAAATTCGTAATGAAACCCTTCTTTAGCTTGTTCTTTTAAATATTTTTTGAAATTGGGAAAACGAGTGCACATGGCATCTACTACATCCATCGGTTTGCGCACATTAGCAAATTCAAATTCTTTTCCATAAATTTTTGCTAGTTTACCATGTAAAATAATTTTTGTTTTCATTCTATTTCTATAAATCTATTCTCGGAAAGCATTTAATGTAGTAGCATTAACAATAGTCCCATCTCCTTGAGTAACATCTTTACGTAATTGAGATTCTTCTGGTCTCGCAATGATATCTTCCTTAAATTCTGGACTGCTATTTAAGTCGTTAGATGAAATTATAGTTTCTATAATTTTACTTCCAACTCTAAGAGTTCCATAACCTATGGGAACTGATGTGTTTTGACTTGCTAAATTATCTCTATTTGCAAAAAAGAAAGATTTAGAGCCCACTTGAGCAACAGCAACTTTTGGCTCTTCCTCTGGTATGCTTGTCATTAAATATTGAATACCAGCTATAACTAAATTAATAGCTAAAACCACAAAAAAAGTAACGGGATCTTTTCCAGCTAAAGAAGGAACGATTTCTATTTTTTTTATTTCTTTTTTCGATAAAACATCTTTTGAATTTTTTACTTCATTGTCATCTACGATAAATTCATAATTCATGCCCTCCATTGCGGATTTTTGAATATAACTTTTAAAACCTGGATAGTTTGCATCTATAGCCGATAAAGCATCTACAACTTTATTTATGTTTGTAAATTTATGCTCTTGTTTAAATTTTTTAGCTATCAAGCCATGCAAAACTATTGTTGTCATAATAATTCTTTTTTTAAATTTTCCAGCAAATTCATTTCTGTATCTGAATATTCTGGAACATGTATATTAAATCGATTTGTTTTTATTGAATATATTATAAATGGAAAACACGTTAAATCAGCTGATTTTTTATCAAACTCGGATGGTTTAGCATCACTTTCTAAATGTGAGTGATAAATACCTACTAAATTATTCTTTTTTTTCATATATAAAAATTCTTTAGCTGGAATGTAAAATTCGTTTTCTGGATTTGGTGATTTATTTTCTGTTGGTATAATATCTAATCCAGATTCTGTATTAACCACAAAACCACAAATTTCTTTAGTTGTGTCTTTTTCGCAATCGTTAATTATTTTTTGTTGTAAACTCATTAGTAAGAATAAACTTCTGTTCCTGGAAACCCACCATAAGGTAGCGTTTTATTATCATTGACTCCTCCTAAATCAGAGTTAGAAAACCTTAATTTGCATCCCCCTAATTTTTTAGAACAGGCGTCTTTAATCCAAAGATTTGATGCTTTGTTTGGATGTTTGTCTGTTGATGATGTGTGACCAGACTGACAAATGTAATATACTGGATGTTGTTGGTAATAATTAGCAGTTAAACCTTGTCCAGATAAAGCTCTATCACTCATAGTAAAAACGTAATCACCAACTCCATATGGTAAATTTTGTTCCCAAAGACCAGAAGCTTGGAAACATCCATTAACAGAACTTTTATTACTAGCGTGTATGTTGGCAAATATATTTGCATTTAAATTGAAGTTTGACCCATTTCCTGTAACAAAACTTTTATCATTTACATCCGCTACAGGTCGGTCATCAAATTCTGTTGTTTTATTGTAGCCATATCTACAACCATAACCTCTGTAGATCCACGGGCAGTATCTTGAAGAAACTCTTCTTGCTGGAATTTCTATATTTTCTAATTCTAAGCTAGATACTAACTCAAATTCTACAGCTAATTTATTTTCAGAAATTTTTCTAGAAACAAAGTATTTATCATCTGGCATTTTAGCATTTGGGTTCGCTGTACCAAATGGGTTCACTTCTCCTGGAAAATTAACATCATCTAAAAATTTAGCAAAAGTTCTTTTTCTCACTAACTTTGCTCCGTTTAAATTATTGTATTTTCTCAATAAAGAGGAAATATAAAGACCAGCATTAGAAACTTTAATTTTCGGTCTGGGGAGTCTTTGATCCCCCAAAACTTCAAATCCTTCTGATTCAACTGGTATTGGCAAATATTCTTGGCCATCAAATATTATTTTGCCCCCTACGCCATTAGTGCCACCATGAAAATGTAATTGAGCTTGACTATCGTTTTGATAATCGTAATAAAGAACATACAACTCTATAAGAGCTGTTGGCTCTACATCAAAGATGTGTCTAATAAAATCTTGATTTATTCCTTTTCCCATGTACTATATTACACTTAATGAGCAAAAATTACATAAATTTAAAAAATGTTAGTTATAGAGAATATCACCCTTCAGATTATGCCGAAGTCTTAAGTATTTTCATAAAATTTCAAACTGAAGCCCAAATTAGCACTTACCATAGTTATGGTAAGGGGCAATCTGAAAGATTCTACCATTTGTTTTTAAATGATGAATTTAAAAAATTAATTCGAAGGTGTCCATTTAAATATGTTGGTATAGATGAAGATACAAAAAAAATAATTGGATTTGGATGCCTCTCTAAAACGGATCAATTTACTGGCGATTCAGCTCTATTTTTAGAAATAGTTTTTAAAGATCCAAAATACATTTTCAACAGAAAATTAAAATATTTATTCGTTTTGGCGGCTAAAAAATTAATCAAAACAGAGGGAAGAATATTTGCTTTACTAGGAAAAAGAGAAAAATTTGACAAATACTTAGCATTTATAAAAAAAATATTTAAAGTTAAAGTCAGAAGCACATCTATTTTTGATAAGATTTTGGTTGAATTTTTGTAACAAATTGGTGTTGACATTTTATATAAAAAAATTAAAATTATAATAATTTATGGAAGAAATATTAAAATCTTTAGAAGAAATAGTTGAAAAATTTCCTATGGTAAATGTAGATAAAAACTTTTTTTATCCAGGAAAATACAATATTGATGAAATTTTGTCAGAAAATTTTTTAAGAAAAATACAACAAACGCACGGAAATTTGGATAAAGCTAGTAATATTAAACATAATGATAATAGAATGGTTTTATCAGACAATATTCTTTACAAAGTTAAATTAAAGCAACAATTAGAACAATTTTCTAATATTTTTAGAGAATATTCTGGATTTTTTTGGTATCCTTGCGATGGTTTTTGCGGTTGGCATACCAATAATAATGCCGAAGGAGAAAGAATTTATTTCGCTTGGGCGGCTGAAGATAATAAAAGCTTTTTTAGATATCAAGACCCAGAAACAAAAGAAATTATCACAGATTGGGATAAAAAGGGCTGGCAGTATAGAAAATTTAATGTGTCTAGAGAAAAACCCTTTTGGCACTGTGTTGGCTCAAAAACAAATCGAATAAGTATAGGTTTAAGGCTTAAATGAATATAAAATTATATGATTTTAATAACAAATGGTTAAATGATTTGGTTTGTGAATTGTATAAATTTAATCGTCGGACACGAATGAATTATTTTTCGGATATATCAATGTATAAATCCTTAAGCTCTAAAATTGCTTATTTAACTCAAGAATTACAAGAAATGATAGATTCTTGTGATTATAATTTTATAACTATTGATGAAACAATTCCTAACAATCATAAAGTATATGGATTTTCCTGCTATTACATCAAAAATAAAAAATGTTACAATAAATTAATATTTAAATCAATTGATTATCCAATATCAAAATCTATGTTTTATGGTAATTTAGAAATGTTTGATAGAATTAAAAATTTAGGTTTTAAAAAACTATATTCTGTGATAGATAGACCAGATGAAGACAGATACATTAAATTTTTAAAAAGATTTTACAATGTGGAAATAAATAAACGACAAAATGAAAAAACAGAATTGATATTTAATCTAGAAAATTTGTTGACAAATTAAAATATGCGTGCTAAAAAAGTAAATATGAGTAAATGGACAGAAAGACAAAAAGGAGCTTTGTGGAAAAAAGATAATGGCAAAAGTAAATATTTGTCTGGATATGTTGAAATAGAGGGTGTACAGCACAAAGTTGTCATATTTCCCAACAAATACAAAAAAGAATCAAAACATCCCGAATTTATCATATACTCACCCTTTGAAAAATAATATATGGAAAAAGTAATAAAACCAAAATGGGGCTGGTATCAAGTTCTCAGCAAAAAACGCAAAAAAGGCCACAAGGTCAAATATTTGTACATAGAGCCAAATAAATCATTGTCCAACCAAAGACATTTTAAAAGGTCTGAGCATTGGTTTGTCTTAGAAGGAGAATTGTATTTGGATTTAGTTATTAACGATATAGCTATGAGCGTCACTTTAGAAAAGGGAGACTCGCTAGATATTCCAGTTGGTTCTTGGCATCACCCACAAAATCTAACTGATAAACCTTGTTTAATTCTAGAAATACAACACGGAGAAGAATGCATTGAGGAAGATATAGAAAGAAAAGTGTAATTATTTTTATGAAAGGTTACATCACAGTCGTAGGAGTAAATGATGGCACAAAGAGATTAGAGAAAGCCACTGGTTATGGCACTTTAACCTACCAATATCATAAAAATTACTCTCTTGAGTTTCAAAATGAAACTTTTTTCGTTGAACTTTTAGATTTTATTATTGCAGAAAATTGTATAGAGTTTTCTGGTTGGGTGGGCGATAAAGAGCATAACTATGGCAGAATCGCATTTCAATTTGAACCAAATAATGAAAGTTAGAGTATATAGAAATTTGAATAAAGACTGTCTTTCCGTACAAGAAAAAACAGAAAAAGGTTGGCGTGTTAAAAGATGGGTTGACTCAATCCCACTTAAAAATGTAACTTTCAAAGTATACGAAAGTGGGAGAAATAAAGTTCTTAAAGATAAAAGAAAAAATGTTCACGCCTATATCGAAGGAGAAGATACTACACAAAGTTTTCAATATAATAGAATCGTGTCTTATAATCCGTATAAATACAATCACTTTTACGATGTTGTGACCCAATCTCCCGTTGCAAAACAAAATTTTGCGTTTGTTACAACCAAAGGTATCTTTATTTGAAAATTCCCAAATAATCTTATTATAGTGTAAATGAAATATATAAGATGTTTGGACTTATCACGATGTTATTATCTACATTGGGGGCGACTGGGATGGGCAGTATGCTTAAGATTCTTGGTGGCGCTTTCCAAGGCATGTCCGAAGCCAAAGCTGCGAAAGAGCGTAGAGAGCTTATTAGAGATATGCAAATCCGTGGAATGGATCAAGATTTTCAAAAGCTACTTATTGGCGAAACCGACAAAGATACTGGCATGTTTACT